GCTGAGCATACGCTCGTTGTAGTAGCCTAAGTCTGGCACGCCAATTTCTGACAGGCTGATGGACTCATCGGGGAAAACCGCTTCAACGTAAGCCAAGCGACCTTCTCCTTCCGGGCCTCCGGGGCGTCGAAGGGAAGTACGCGCAGATTCCCACGCAGTGGGACAAGGTGTTCGAAACGACAAACTCGAACATGGCGCTGGAACGCACTGCCGAAATGCGGTTCCTTGGGCTCGCGCAGCTCAAGACCGAAGGCGGCGCGGTTCAGTTCGACAACAATGCTGGCGAACGCTTCATCTACAATCAGGAGCATATCGAGATCGGCCTCGGTTACGCGATCACGCGCAAGGCGATCGACGACAACCTGTACAAGACGCAATTCGCGCCGACAAACCTCGGTCTCGTGGAATCCTTCGCCCAGACGAAGGAAATCTACGGCGCCAATCTGCTGAACACCGCGACGACCTACAATTCGGCCATTTCGGGCGATGGCGTCGCGCTCTGCTCCACGTCGCATCCGATCGACGGCTCGACCTTCGCGAACCGTCCATCGACCGATGTCGATCTGAACGAAGCCACGCTGCTCAATGGCATGATCTCGATCCGGCAGAACTTCAAGGACGTTGCCGGTCTCAAGGTCTTCGCCCGTGGGCGCAAGCTCGTGATCCCGCCGACGCTTGAGCCGATCGCGATCCGCCTCACCAAGACGGAACTGCGCCCCGGCACGGCCGACAACGACGTGAACGCGATCCACACCACGTCCGGCGGCCTGCCGGAAGGATATCTCGTGATGGACTTCCTCACGTCGAACTACGCCTGGTTCCTGCTGACCAACATCAAGGGCCTCGTGCACATGAAGCGCGTCGCCTACGAAATGGACATGCAGGTCGATTTCACGACCGACAACCTGCTGGTCAAGGGGTACGAAAGGTACAGTTTTGGATATTATAACCCCCGTGCCCTGTGGGGCAGCTTTCCAACATCTTGATTGGAAGGGGTTTTTCCAAAATGACCTGCGGCCTTGACAATATGCCAATCATGAAGGATAAACGTTACGTTTATCCTTTCATGGAGGGCGGTCTGATGGCCGACAGGGGTGAGATTTCTGTTTCGGAACTGCGCGAAAGTTTGTCGTATGACGCGCAAACCGGAGCGATCATGTGGCTTGTAAGTCCGGCGAAAAACATTTTTGCCGGCACCGAAGCCGGGTGCATCAAGGCGATCAGGTCATCCCGTAAGACGGGAGAATCGAAGTCCTATCGGTATATTCGGGTGCGAGGCGCAAATATCACTGCGGCGCGCGTCGCGTGGGCGCTTCATAACGGAGCGTGGCCGGTCGGGCGCGTGTATCCTCTGGATGGAAACCCGCTCAATCTGCGGGCCGAAAATCTGGCGGAGAGAAATGCGGTTCGCGGTGATTTCGATCATGCGGACCCGGGTGACCGAGCGCTTTATTTGCGGGAGCATCGGCGGTCATATGACCGAGATTGGAAGGATTTTGATCTCAAGCGGAAGTTTGGGATCAGTCTGTACCAATATGGAGAAATGCTTGTGGCGCAAGGCGGCAAATGCGCCATCTGTGGCGGCAAGGATGCAGGTTCCCGCAACGGGCAGCCAAAGTCTCTTGCAGTTGACCACTGCCACGAAACTGGCAAGGTTCGCGGACTACTCTGTGAGGCTTGCAATCAGGGTATCGGAAAAATGAAGGACGATCCCGTTCTTCTCCGCAAGGCTGCGGATTACATCGAGTCGCACAGAGGGAGTTCTTCCCATGAAAAGCATTGATGCAACGGAGGGGGCGAGCTAATGACGATTACCGCTTTCTCCGGCCCGGTCGTCGGGTTCGGTCAGAGTGCGTCGGGGTTGGAATACAATCCCGATCTCGGGCCGTCCCTGTTCTGGGGCGGCGCCGGCCTGATCGATCCGCGTCTGGCCTATACATATCAGCCGGGTCGCGCGCGCAGCGCCGGAACGTATGGCTGGCTCGGGTTCGACAATATCACCACGATTTCGGCGGTTCCCTATACCAAGGCGGCCGGCGCTATCGTGGCGTCGGCGAATCCGACAGGAGCTACTCTGACGCTGGTTTCGGCCAACTCGGCCACGACCGGCGTTTACATCACGCCATCGATCACGCGCGCCGATACGGGCGCCGCCGACACGAACAGCGGCGCGGGTCTCGTTGCGCTCGACGCCTATGCGTCCTGCACGGCGTCATTCTCGAACGGCGTCATGACGATCACGGCCAACTCGGCAATGCCGATCACGCCGGGCATGGTCGTTCTGACGACGGGCGGAACGGTGAGCCAGGGCACGGCGGCCGGTACGGTCATCACGCAACAGTTGACCGCGGGCACGGGCGGTCTCGGCGTTGCCGGCACGTACCAGACGAACAGCAATCTGACCGCGACGTCTGGCACTGTGACGCTGGCTCTGGCCAATCCGACACAGTGCGCCGTTCCGTTCGGCCAGCCGTTCAATGTTCGGATGTGGAATCCAATGGCTCTGATCGGCCGCGCCGTGGCGGTTACGGCGGCATCTGGCGCGACCTATGCCACAGCGACCGTCTCGGGCTATGACTGCTACGGCTTCCCGCTGGTCGAAGCGATCACGCTTTCGGCCGGTTCCCAGGTCGCAGGAAAGAAGGCGTTCAAATATATCAAGTCGGTCGTGCTTTCGGGCGGAACGGCAGATACGACGCACGCCTACTCGGTCGACACGACGGACGTGTTCGGTTTGCCGCTGCGCTCCGACTCGTTCGGCGACATCCTGATCAATTCGGCGACGAGCCTGACGGCGGTGACGCTGATCACGGCTGCGACGAGCTATCTGCCGGCGGATCGCACTGTGGCGACGACCACGACGGGCGATGTGCGCGGCACGTATGCCGGCTTCACGTCATCGACCGGCGCGAACAAGCTGATCATTCGCCAATCGCCGCAAGTGTTCAATGTCGGACTTACCGCCGGCCTGTTCGGCGTCACGCAATACTCGAACTTCTGAGGAGTGTGAGCCATGAAGGGTCACAAGGGACATCATCACAAGAAGGCCAGCGGCGGAAGCGTGGAAGAAGGCGCGAAGGTCAAGGACGGTTCTCCGTCCGATGTCTATGCCGGCAAGGGGTCGAACGTCGTTCGCGAGGCAAAGGAGCGGAAGCGCGGCGGCAAGGTTCATGGCGAGCCTATGAAGGATCGCATGGATCGTCCTGGCCGCAAGGTCGGGGGGCGCGTTGGTTCTGAACGCTCTCCGTTGAGCGGAGCGTCGCGGGTGACGAATCGTCCTGGCGGCAAACTCGAATCCGAAGACTGATCCGGGGACGATCATGAAGCGCGGTTGCGAGGGGCATGTCCCAAACAAACTCGGTGTTCCAGAGGGCAAGCGCGTCCATGGTGGCGCGCTGAAGCGCCCGGAACACGCGGATCAGCCGCGTGCAGCAAAATCGGCCAATATGGCCGATACGCAAAAGGTCATGGCGCGTAAATATGGCGGCGGCTGCACCTGACGGTCGTCGCCCTTTCATGAGGGACGCTGATGCGGCCGATCACTGTTTCTGTCGGGCCGCTCGCTGCGGCCAGCGCGACCAAGATTTCCGTTTCGCAGAACGTGCCGGCGGCACAAGCTGTCGTGATCGACGGCGCGGCTGCGGTCGGATACGTCGCCAATAACATCGCCACGGCTCAATCCGTCTCCGGGGCCGCTGCTGTCACGCTGAACGGCACGCTGGTGTCCGGCGGCGTCGCCATGATCGGCTGCAATACGGTTCTGCGGTATCCGACGCGCGTCGTAATCGTTTCGGCGGCCAATGATTCCGGAATCACATTCACGGTGCGCGGGCTCGGTCCAGATGGCGTAACGGCGCAGACCGAGACCGTGACCGGCGCCAATGTGAGCCGCACGTCCACGGTCAAGAGTTTCTATTCGGTTTCGAGCGTCACTACGTCCGGCTCGACCGCGGGCAATATCACGGTCGGCACAAATGGTCGCGCCGTATTGGATGTGGCGCGCCGCGTGCTGCTAACGTCTGGCGGCAACGATAGCGGTGTGACTTTCACGATCTCCGGGCTAGATGCAGCCGGCAATGCGATTTCTGAAACGCTGACCGGCGGCAATTCAGCGGCGGTCTACAGCGTGCTGGATTATGCCGTGGTACTGCATATCCTGGCGTCTGGCGCCACGGCGTCTACCTTGACGGTGGGGACCAATGGAATTGCTTCCTCAATGCCGATCGCGATGGATCCGTATGCCGCGGGACCGACATTCATTCGCGCCGTGACGAGCGGAACGGTGAATTACACCGTCGAGCAAACCGCCGATGACCCGAATTCACCGACCAATCCTGTCGGGCGATCGTCGATGTCGTGGGATGCGACAAGTGGTCCGATTGTCGGCGCTGCGGCATCGGCGAGCGTGCAAGTTCCATCCGTTCCTTTGTTTTTCCGGGTGACGGTAAACAGCGGAACTGGCAGTGTGGCGACGAATTTCGTACAGTCATACGGGCCGAACTTCTAAGAGGAAACCGATATGATCCGGATCATCGCAGCCGCGCTTGGCGCAATGCTCTGGGCGGCCTGCGCCGATCTGGCGTCCGCGCAGACCATGACGACGCGCGTCGTATCGAGTTGTGGAACACCAGGCGTCACACTCAACGCTGGATCGCCGTGGTTTCAGACAATCGATACGAACGGCTATCTATGCGGTAGCGTGGCGATTGGGAGCGGCACTGCGGCTATCGGATATGTCGGTGGGTTCGACGCGATTATCTCGAATACGCCAACGGTTCAAAATGCAGCCTATTCCGCTTCGAATGCGATCGGAGGATGGCAGCAGGTCTCTGTGTTCCGGAATACGACGCAACCAAGCGGTGTTCTTGATTATGTGAGCGTGGCGAGCAAGGGGGGCTCGACTACGGCATTGACGATTTATGGATTCACCAAGTCCAGCGCAAACCTATCGTCGACTTGTACGGACAAGAGCGCCTTTTCATTGGCGGCGGCTGATCTGTCGGCGATGATCCCCGGATTTCCGGTCACATTGACGCCGGCAACGACGCAGGGCGCGACGATTACGAGCGCATCGCAATCGATTGTGGTCAGCGTGAAAAATTCCGATGGAACGCCAAGCGCGAACCTGACGTTCTGCGCAGTGGTCGGCGGTTCTGTTACTCCAGCAAGCACGAGCGATTTGGTATTCAATTTTGCACTGATCCAGGATTGATCAGATGGCGTCGTTCCGGAGACTGCTGCTTGGTTTGATGCTCGTGCTTTTCGGAGCTTTGGCCGCTCCGGCACCGAGCATTGAGCCTCATTCACCTATTGATATTGTTGTGGATACGCTTGCGCCACAAGCGCAGGCGATTACGTCGTCTCAACGCGCAGTGTTGCGACGCGGCGTCTCTCCCATCGCCTCGTGGGACGCCTCTACAGGCACGCTGACCTCGCTCGCCGCGCTGGTGACGGCTACCCGCACGTCGAACGCAACCATGTTCGACAGCACGGGCAAGCTGACCTATGCGCCGAATAATCTGCTGACGTACAGCAACACGTTCAGCAATGTGGCTTGGACACCTACGCAGGGCGGCGTGTCCCAAGTGCCGCTCGTCACTGATAATTACGGAACTGACCCATTGGGCGGATCAACTGCGGCGCGGATTGTGCTTCGGTTGAATGGCGGCACGACGAGTAGTGATATTTCGTATTTGACGCGCTCCGTTTCCAGTGCCGCAGCGGGCCTCTCGTCTATTTGGATGAAATCCACGGATGGGATCAGTACCCTTAAGGTGAACCTGCGCGGCGGGTCCGGTGCGGCGGTGCAAAAGACAGTCACAGGAACGTGGCAACAGTTCTATATGACAGCGGCGGCGGGCGTGGTAGATCGCTTCCAGATCAGCATCTACGGGAACGACGCAGGCGTAAGCAATACGACTGATATTCTC